GGCAGTTACCTGCGAGAAACAGAACGGTAGATTTGCTTACATTGCACCACAGTATGCGCAGGCAAAAGATATTGCGTGGAACTACATAAAACAATATACAGGCTCAATACCCGGAGTTGAGTACAATGAAAGCGAGCTAAGGTGCGACTTTGCTCATAATAAGGCAAGAATACGCTTATACGGCACAGAGAACGAGAACCGTTTGAGGGGGCTATATCTTGATGGGTGCATATTGGACGAATATGCAAATATTCATCCATCCGTGTTTGATATGATTATCCGGCCTGCTCTTTCTGATAGAAAGGGGTGGGCTGTATTCATTGGTACTCCGGCAGGTCACAATTCTTTTTATGAAAAATGGAATTATGCGCTATCTCATCCAGAAGAATTCTATTCGTGCATGCTCAAAGCAAGCGATACAGGAATTATTGATGCAGATGAGTTAAACGCCCTTAGAAGGGAAATGACTGAAGACGCTTTTGAGCAGGAATATGAGTGTTCGTTTGAGGCAGCGATCGTCGGAGCCATATTCGGTAAAGAAATGAAGAAGCTGGAAGATCGTGGCTCAATCATGAATGTGCCATATGACCCAGTTTCTGAGGTGTGGACAGCATGGGATCTTGGTATAGGCAAGGGTGGCCACACTTCTATTTGGTTTGCTCAACAAATTGGCAGGGAAATCAGAGTTATAGACTTCTACACAACATATGGGGCAGGTTTAGATCATTACGTCAAGATATTGAAAGATAAGCCATACGTTTATGGAAAACATATATTGCCACATGACGCAGACACGAATGAGTTGAGTAGTGGCACATCTGTAAGACAAATTCTTAATGGCCTAGGCATAAGAAACGTAAGAGTAAATAAGAAATCAGGATTGGAAGACGGCATAAACAAAACAAGACTATTCTTGCCTAAATGTGTTTTTGACAGAAAGAATTGCGAAAAAGGTATTGAGGCATTAAAGTTGTATAAGTATCATTATGATGATAAAGCGGACGTTATGAGTAGGCGTCCGATGCATGATTGGACTTCAAACCCTGCTGATGCGTTTAGACAGCTTGCGATTGGGTTTAATCCGCAATCAGACAGCGGAACTAAGATTCAATATCAAAACCTGGCGATACCATGAGCAACATTCCGGCACTCTTAAGGCGTCTTGAAGAAAAAGTTGATCGTTTGCTTGCAAGCGAAGAAAATCAATGTAAACTTCTCCAAAGTTTGGAGCAGCAAAAGAGTGCCGCTCCCCCAATGGGCGGTGCCGGGGAAGTTAATGGGAAAAGCAGAAAAGTTAGAGCGGTTAGTCGCAGCGATTGACGCTTATTCAAATACAGCTTACGGCTCATCTGACACCGCCGAACTCTCTGAATCAAGAGAACTGGCAATACAAAGGTATTTGGGTAGAAATATCACCCCAGCACCCGACGGAAGATCTCAAGTTGTCGACAGAACAACTTATGAAACAATAGAATGGATGAAGCCATCATTACTGCGCATATTCGCCGGTTCTGATGACGTCATTAAATTCGATCCAGAGGGGCCTGAAGACGAAGACCAGGCTCAACAAGAATCTGATTACGTAAATTACGTCGTTACACAGAAAAATAACTGGCATCAAATATGTCACGACTGGTTTACTGATGCTCTACTTCTAAAAAACGGTTACGCCTATGCATGCTGGGACGAAACCAAATCTACAGAATCTGAGTTTTATGAGAATCTGACCGATGACGGCATGGCAATGCTCGTGGATGACGACGTAGAAATCGTCGCTCACTCAAGCAGGGTCGATGAGAAGGGATTGGAGGCCGCTAGAGCGGCTTTTGCCCAGCAGATGGCGCAGTACCAGCAGATGATGATGCAAGCGCCTCCTGAGGCCATGCAAAGCGGTCAATTGCCGCCTACTCCGCAAGAGCCGCAGGTGCCAATGCTCCATGATGTGGAGATCAAGCGCACAAACCAACGCGGAAGAGTTGCACTGCACGTTCTTGCTCCGGAACGCTGCCGTATTGACTCTAAAACATCAAACTTTACCCTCGACGACTGCAATTATTTTGAATGGTTCGACTATAAGACAATCGGCCAGGTAAGAGCTATGGGACTGGATGTCCCAGATGAAGTTTCAGATGCTGAAGGCGTGAACATTCTCGATATTACAGAAGAGAATGCAAGAGATCTTTATGGTGAGAATTCAAGTCTCGGCGATATGTCGAACTTTGAAGATCTCTCAATGCGTAGGGTAAAGATTAGATACGTTTGGATCCGGCATGACTTCAATGAAGATGGCATTGACGAATACCAATACGTAATTCTCATTGGTAATGAAGTCCTGTTTAGACAGGAATGTACTGGTATCCCAGTATCAAGTATTACGCCTGTTCCGTTGCCTCATAGACACATCGGCATGAGCATTGCTGATACTGTTGCAGATATCGAGGACGTAAATACGGCATTTATTCGTCAGGGTATTGATAACCTATTCCTTGCAAACAACCCAAGAACTTTCGTATCTGACCGTGTGAATATGTCAGATCTATTGGATTCAAGGGTTGGCGGAATTGTCAGGGTTGAGGGGCAGCCGCCTCAAGAGGTTATGCCGTACACGGTGCCTGATATCTTTCCTCAGGCGATGCAGGCAATTCAGTTCTTTGATTCTCGTAGACAGAATAGAACTGGTATTAATGCGTATTTCCAAGGCACAGACGCAAATACATTAAATAAGACAGCGAGCGGCATCTCTCAGCTTACGAATTCGGCTGCGCAGCGCGTAGAGATGATTGCAAGATTATTTGCTCCTGGCGTTGAGCGTTTATTTAGAATAACTCATGAATTGCTTCTAAAGCACGGAAGAAGCAAAGAGACGGTAAAGCTCAAAAACAAATGGATTGAAGTCAATCCTTCAGAATGGCGCAATAGATACAATCTAAAACTTGTTGTAGGTCTTGGAACCGGCAATAAGGATAGTTTGCTAGGTCAGCTTGCCAACATGTTCCAAATGCAAATGGCAGCGCTTCCTGTGGGTGCCGTTACGCCACAAAACATCTATCACACGCTCAAAGAGATGTCTAAGGCGGCATCGTTCACGTCGCCAGAGCAGTTTGCAACTGAACCGGGGCCGCCACAGCCGCCACAGAAGCCAATTGAACTCCAAATGAAAGAGATGGAGCTTCAGGTTGAGCAGGCAAAGATTGCTGCAACCGGGAAGGGGAAAACGGATCAGATTCAATTCCAAGTGTGGCAAGCAAAGCAGCAGCAAATGCTTGATATGTGGAAGATTGAGCAAGACCAGAAGTTGCAAATTGCTTTAGCTAACATTAAGAATGAAACCGAATCACAAAAACTTGGATTTGAGTCTCATAAGTTTTCTGTTGATCTTGAAACCAAGCAAAAAGAGAAGCAAGAAAGCGAGGAAGAAATGATTTCACTAAAGACGATTGAAGAAATCAAGCAAATGCAAGATGAAGGATTTGGCCAAATGAATCAGGCATTGGCCACATTGGCACAGCAAATTAGTTTGCTTGCCCGCGTAAGCGTTGCAGAAAAGCAAATCATCCGTGATAAGGCCGGGCGACCAGTTGGAGCAAGGCCAATTCTGTCGGATGAAGATGCGTCATTATTCTCTCAACAAAAACCAACAATGCAATAGGTGAAACATGGATCTATCTCAAATTAAAGAGCCCTATATTTGGACTTCAAAGGGCTTGGTTAAAGAATCAGAACTCAAATATGAACATTCATGGCAAATCAATGATGAATTAATTCGATTTGATGAGTGTTACAAAGATGGCAATGGGGAGATCGTAAAAAACTCTACCCATATTTATTCATTAAAACCATTTGACCCAATTGGGGCTTTACAGGGAAACGTAAATGGCTAACTCTCAAGCAGTATGCACCTCTTTTAAACAAGAGATGATGAATGGTCACCACGCGATGGGGACTTCTGTCGTTCGTGCTGGCACTGGTGCCGATACATTTAAGGCAGCGATTTATCTGGCCAGCGCAACATATGGCGCCTCTACAACGGCCTATAGCGTCACCGGAGAAGCGAGCGGCACAAACTACACTGCTGGAGGTGTAACGTTCACATGGGCCGCCCCAGCAACAAGTGGCACAACTGCGTACTCGACTCCAAGCGCCGCATTGGCGTGGACTACGGTAACGCTATCAACATCATTTGATGCAGTGCTTCTGTATAACAGCACTCAGTCAAATAAAGCTGTAGCCGTTTACACGTTTGGTGCCACAACGATTACGGCTGGAAACTTGACGATCAACATGCCGACGAATAATGCGACGACTGGGTTATTGCGTCTCGCATAACGTTTACATAAAGCACTATAGATGTTGAGCTTCTGCCCAAAGTTTCCGTATCCCGGAATAAGGTCGGCCTCATTATTGAAGGCTAAGACTATACGGAGGGCGGTACCTTCTTGGTATTCGTCAGCAAATAGCTCAGAGTGGACGACAGTTCCGGGTAGCTCCTTGTCTGCAAGCGGAGTTATGCAGTCCGGTGACGATATATTTATAAATGCATGGGGCGGCGGCATTGTAAATACAACTGGAGTCTATAGCGGAACTACGTTCATACCTGGAACTTTCTTCATACTATTTGGTGGCGGACATAGCGATAGCAGCAGTAACGCTGTTTATGCGTGCGGCCCACTAGAGGACGAGACTCCGGCTTGGTATAGACTAAGAGATAGAACGTCATCACCTCCAACAAACGTCAGCGAAGACGGAAGCGGTAACCCTGTTTCTCGTCACACGTATCAATCAATCTCATACGTTGGTGGCGCAAAGAACTGGCTTTTCTGTAGCGGCGGCCTCGCACGTTACTCAGACGCAAACGGCATCGCCGTGGCGCACGTGTTTCAGTTCAACACGTCCGACCCAAACACCAACCAGCCGTGGACAACAAAGACCGCGCCCCCTGCTGCTGCGGATGTCAGTGCGTATGACTCAAGCACCGGCCGCATTTGGAGCCACCCAGACGCGGCCAACGAAGTGCAGTACTACGACGTTTCTGCGGACAGTTGGACGCGCGTGCTCTTCAAGTCGCCGGGCTGGGCTACGGGCAGCGCGTGCAGCGCAATAGATACGTCAAGAGGAATTTGGGCCATCTATTACAGCACCGGACTGAATTTTTTCCGCACAAACGACATCAACGCCAACGACTATTACGCTCCAAGTACAACTGGAACGGCTCCAACTGGAGCCGGTTCTATTATCTATGATCCAGTAGCAGACGTGTATCGTGTTTGGAACGGCAACGGGAAACAGATATTCACTCTTACAGCTCCAGGATCAAGCCCATATCAGGGCGGTAACTCATGGACGTGGAGCAGTGCAACTCCAGCGGGCGGATCAACTCCAAGCGCCGCCGCAACAAACGGCACTTTCGGTCGGTTCGCATACGTCAATAACGGATCAATGCGCGGCTACCTGTTGCTCAACTCAGCAACTGGCTCTTTTTATTTCTACAAACCATAATATAATGGCAATTGCTGCTGCAAACTCCAGTAAAGGGCGAATCGTATCTGGCGTAACGAATACAGTTACGACGACCGCAGTCACTACGTCTGCTACTGGGTCAACATTTGTCGTTGGAATCCAGTGGGAAGGCGGCGGAACGTTTACAAGTATTGCAGACAGCAAAAGTAATACATACACGCAGATTGGAACTGAGTTGACCGCCAGCTCTGGCAGTAAGAGCAGATTTTATTATTGCCAAAACGGCACAGGCGGGGCAAGCCATACTGTAACCGCAACCGTCAACTCAAACGTTGCTATTACAGTCTCGTTTATTGAAATAACTGGAGGGAAAACGACGGGAATTCTTAACCCCACGCCGCCCGCAGCAAATGACGATATTAGCTCTCCATTTACGTCAAACAGCATAACGACAGCACAAGCTGACGCAATGCTTGTTAGCTTTATTTGTAGCTCCAATTCAAGCTCGGCCACTTCTACGCACGCAGAATCAACCGGATTCACGATTCAATCTGGGTCAGAAGAGGTCGATGCGACAAATTATTGGACAGGGTGTCTGGCAACTAGAGTTTTAACGGCAACAGGATCATATAACTCAAGCTTTACTGAAAGCAGCGCTACGACAGCCGCTGTTTGGATCGCGGCCTTTGAGGCGGCAGCCGGAGGTGGGGCGGCCACGTCTTTAACTCCGCCAAAAAACAGTGCGGCGAAAATAAGTCAACTCATGTTTTATTAGGGGAAAATTATGTCAGGAATTTACACTGTAGCATTTAACGCTGTGGCCGTAACGGCGCAGCAAGATTTTTTTGAAATTACAGCAGCATCGGGAAAGCCAATTGTTCTTATTGGGTTCGGTTTAAGCCAAAGCACAGAGGTGGGCGATGCCCAAGAAGAGGGTCTGAATATCGTCATTAAAAGCGGAGCAACTACAAGCGGTTCTGGTGGCACTGCACCTACACCTGTAGCTAATGATTCAAGTCTATCTGCTGCTTCTTTCGCGGCCGAAGTTAACAACACGACAAAAGCGAATACCGGAACAATCGTGACGCATTACGCTTATAACTGGAACGTGCGTGCTCCGCTTGATTACATTTTCCCTGAGCCAATGCAATTGATTATGGCGGCAAGCCGTCGGCTGACGATTGAGCTTGCGACGACTCCTGCCGACAGCATCACAATCAGCGGATATGTTGTAGTTCAGGAACTTGGTTAATAGGCCGCAATAATGGCGCGCCTGTTTAAGCGGGCTCCATGGCGGCAACCGCCGGGGAAGCTGGGCAAACAGAAGTTTGTCCCGTCTTACGCATCTCCTGACGTAAGCATAACGCTTACAGGTCAGTCAGTAACCGCAAGTGCCGGGAATGTTCTTGGATCTGTTGCGTATTCTATTTCTGGTTCGGCAATCACATCTGCCATTGGAGACGTTACAGAGTCTGTAAGTTATTCTCTTGGCGGACAGGAAATAACGGCATCAACCGGAACTGTTTCAGTAACTACTGGTAGCGATGTAAGCATCACTCTTACGGGCCAGGCAATCTCGGCATCTGCGGGGACATTATCAAGCGCCATAGCATATTCAGTATCAGGCTCGTCTTCTGCGTTCAGCGCTGGCACGGTTACGAATTCCGTCTCATATGACCTGTCTGGGCAGCAAATATCGCTACAAAGCGGGGATTTGACTGCCAGTACGGCGGGAGACGTAACGATTGAGCTTGTTGGCCAGTCAATATCAATTTCTCAGGGCAGTGTAAGCGTTTCTGGAGGAGATTCTTCTGGCATTAAACCGGCAGGAAGGCCGAAAAGAAGCCAGACAAGAAGAAGGGCAATAATAGAGATTGATGGGCAAGAATTCTTCGTTTCAAGTGAAGAAGAGGCGCAAGCACTTCTCGATAAAGCAATTGAGGAATCAGAAAGAATCGCCGCCATAAAAGCGGAGGAAGTAGTAAATAAGAGACGGCAGCGCCAAAAAAGAGATGGATATCTCAATAAGAGCCCAATAAAAATAGATAAGCCAGAAATATCTTTTGATAATGGCGTTGACTATGCTCAAGAATTAATGCATGCTTTCAACCGAAAGCTAGATGAAATATACAGAAAAGCGGCTGAAGAAGCAGAAATATCTCTATTGATTAAGAATAAAATTGAGGAAGAAGACGATGAAGCAATCACATATTTATTGCTATGAATGACCTGTATTTAGCTAAAAGCGCAGAATCCTTAACGAAGGATCCCGCCTTTAGGGCTGCGATGTCTGGGGTGCGTGAGGCATTGGTTCAAAGACTTGAAGAATGCCCAATAGCAGACACAGTAATGCAGCATGAGATTGCTATCTCACTTCAGCTATTAAAGCAGATTGAGCGCCATATAAAATCATTTGTCACAACTGGCGAGCTTGAGATGGCAAAGAAAAAAGATGAAATCAACTGGCTGAAAAGAGCTAAAGCTCAATTTGGCGCTTACTAAGGATAATTTATGAGTGAAGATTTAGGTGTCCAGCAAGGGGCCGAATCAAGCGAAATGGACATTATGTCTAGGCTTGGGGCGGTTCTTGAGCCTGAATTGCAGCAACCCAATAATTCCGTGTCAGATTCTGAAAATCTAGCGGAAGAATCTCAAGATGAGTCTTCGGATACGAATAATGAGTCGGACTCAGAAGACGATCAACGCCAAGGTGAAGAGCCTTTTGTTGAATTAGATCATCTCGGGAAGAAATATAAGGTTCCCCAGTCATTGAAGACCGCTTTCGAGGCCAATAGGACTCAGGCGAACAAGATTCCTCAAGAGGTTGTGGAACTTCGCAAGGTATTGCACCTTGAAAAACAGGCATCCGAGTTTAAGCGTGCCTTTGAACAGCAAGCTAAAACCGAGTTGGATGAGCTGTCTGAAATTGAGCGAGATATTGCAAAATTCAAAAATGTAGATTGGACGGCGCTTGATACCGATCAGATTGTCCGCGCTCGTCAGGCGCTGGATAGTCTGAAAGACAGGCGAGACGATCTAAAGTCTGCGGTTGACAATAAGCAACGTCAATTCCAGTCGAGCATGGTTCAAGCGATGGAGCAGGCAAGAGAACACGGACAATCGTATCTGCAAAAAGCGATCCCAGAGTGGAGCGATGAGCAAGCGAAAGGTGTGCGTGATTTTGCGAAATCCAGAGGCTTTACTGATGACGAACTAAGCAGCCTTTACGACCCGCGCACTGTACATGTGATGTGGGAAGCCATGCAATATAGGAAATTGCAATCATCTAAGCCCAATGTAATGAACAAGGCAAATCAAGCTCCCCCTGTGTCTCGCCCAGGTGCGTTTGATGCGAATCAAAGTCAATCAAAGAGCAAAGAGCGCATTTACCGAGAAAGTCTGAAAAAGACTGGAAGCGTTGAAGATGCTGCTCGATGGCTTGAATATCGAATGAAAAGGAAATAATCATGGCTGCTACTGTTGGCGCAACCAAGGCATATGATCTGTCCGGCAACGCATTGCGGGAAGATCTATCTAACGTTATCTATGACATTACCCCAATGGACACTGTTTTCATGTCCAAGATTGGGCGCGGAACTGCGGCATCTACAACGCATGAATGGCAGACCAATTCTCTGGTTTCTGCTGCCAAAAATGCGGCAATTGAGGGCGATAACTTCAGCGCTACTGCGCGCACCTTGCCTTCGCGCCTGAAAAACTACACTCAAATTTCTCGTAAAGATTTTGAAGTTACCGGTACTGCTGAAGCAGTTGAAAAGGCTGGCATTAACTCTATGCTTGCCTATCATACGATGCGTGCCGGTAAAGAGCTGAAGCGAGACATGGAGACCGGCTTTCTGAGCGATGAACCCGCATCGGCTGGTACCAGTGCTTCTGGCCGAGTTTCTGCTGGCGCAGAATCCTGGATCTATAGCCCCAACCACATCGCTGCGTCTACTCAGACCACTGCGACTACAACTGCCCCCGTAAGTGGTTTTGCAACGTCTCCTGTAACCGATGGTACCGCCGTAACATTGACAGAAGGTGACCTGCGTTCTGCCCTGCAAAAATCATGGTCTGCCGGAGGTGAAGTTGACGTGATTCTTTGTGGCCCCACGCTGTATAACCGGATCAGTCAATTTACCGGTATTGCAACTCGCTTTAGCGATGTGCGCGGCGCGCAACAAGCGAAGATTGTTGGCGCGGCTGACGTTTATGTCTCGGCGTTTGGTTCGCACAACATTGTTCTGTCTCGTTATGCTCGTATCACTACGGTATTCTGCTTCGATATGAGCACTTGGCGCGTTGACTATCTGCGACCCTTCCAAACGAAGGAAATCGCAACGGTTGGCGATGCTGAGCGCCGAACGATTCTGGCGGAATACACATTGGTAGCGAAATCTCCGCGAGCAAACACTAAAATCACCAACGTCTCTTAATATCATCTTCTTCGGCGGGCGCAATGCCCGCCTTTTTTTATGACTAGACTCCTTCTTGATTACAACCCTCTGACTGGTCAAAAATGCTGGTTCAAGCAAGAGGGTAATACAATGCTAATTACTCACGAACAAGACGTGAGTGAAGCTCTAAAAAAGGCCGAAAGATTAAGGTCTGATCCGAACCATATAAAGCACCAAATGAAGGAAGAATTGGTGCATTACGCAATAGTCCCTGAGGTCATTCAACTTGAAATGCTTCAAAAGCATGGAGTAGACTTTTGGGACAAGAATGACTGGCCTTCTGTTTATAAATTATTGAACACTGAATATAAGAAATTTAAGACAACAGAGATAACGCACAACATAAAACATGGATAAGTCTCTATTAAAAACAGCGAAACTGTGCGTTGATAAGCAAGATTGGGTCAATGCGTGGCATGTACTTAACTCTTATTTGAATGAAGACCCTGAATCTCCTGAGGGACTTTATCTCATGGGTCATTTGCTGCGTCAGCAGGGGCATGTTGGGTTGGCTCTTCCGATATTTTCCAAAGCTCTTGCATACAACCAAAAGCAGCCAAACTTATGGATGAATTATGGCGCTTGCCTTCATGATTTGAATCGCTGGGATGAGGCGATTAAGACATTCAAAATTGTAGAATCAATGTGTCCAGATGACGATATGCCGCCAGCAAACATTGCTGGGTCATTGGTCAATATCGGCGATTGGCGCGAGGCCATTAATCAGGCAGATAAAGCGCTAAAGAAGAACCCAAATAATTATATTGCTCATATTGCAGCGGCATTTGCAAATCTTGCAATTGGACGATGGAAGGATGGATGGTCACATTCTGAGTGGCTTTATGGGCATCATCTTGATGTTCGCATTTACAATCCGCCGGAAAAAGAAGAGCCAACATGGGACGGTTCTCCAAATAAAACTGTTGTTGTGCAATGCGATCAGGGCGTTGGTGACGTGCTTATGTTCTCGCAGATATTCCCAAGAATGGCGCAGGATTGCAAAAAGGTTATCATTGAAACAATAGATCGCCTAGTTCCGCTATTCAAAAGAAACTTCCCTCAATGCGACGTTTATGGAACATTAAAAAGGACGCCGACATGGGTAGACAAATACCAGATAGACGCACATATACACGTATCGGCACTTGGAAGATTTTATTTAAACAAAGACTCTGATTTTGAGAGAAAAAAATACATAACGCCAGACCCAATCCTTGTAAAAAAATGGGAAGAAATTCTTAAGGATAAGCCAAAGCCATGGGTTGGGATTGCTTGGCGTGGCGGGATACAGCAGACTCATAAACATTTGCGCTCTGTTTCATTGGATGAGTTTGAGCCGATTATCAATAATGCTGGAACGGCTGTAGATCTGTCTTATCACAACTCTTTGGAAGAGGTTTCTCGGTGGAACATTGATAATGTGAAGCAGATTTTTAAGCCAGAAATAGACACAACTAATTTTGACGATACCGTTGCCTTGGCATATGTCCTTGATGATGTCGTCTGCGTAACAACGACAATTTTGCACGTTAGGGGCGCTCTAGGGAAGCCTGTAAGCGTCCTTGTGCCATCCGTAGCCCAATGGAGAGAGGCAAGTCAAACGATTGATGGCGGGATGATTTGGTATCCAGAAAATACGGTCAACTTCTTTCGGCAGATATCCGGGGAAAATGGGTTTTCAAAGGCAATCAAGAGGCTGATGGAGCATAAATGCGAGTAGTTACGACATGCAATAAGTCTGGATTTGAGAAATATGGATACAGATGCTTAGAGTCATGGAATAAGTGGACAGGATCGGCAGAACTTTATTTTTATGCCGAGGGGTTCGATATCCCGAAGACTGCCTGCGTAACGCAAAGGCCGCTTCCTGACGACCTTATTAATTTTAAGGAGCGTTATTTCCATTATGAGCCGCATTCATATCTATTTGATGTATGCCGGTTCTCAAATAAGGTTTTTGCTGCCGTAGACGCTCTTTTTGAATATAAAGGTCTTGGCGTATGGCTTGACGCTGATTGCGTAACGTTTAATGATGTAACGGAAGAATTTATTCGCAGCCAGATACCGCAAGGAAGCTATATTGCAATGTTTAAGCGTCCTGGCATGTATACTGAGACCGGATTTTGGATCATAGATTGTTCGCATAAACAGCACCAAGAGTTCATGCATACATGGAGGGATTGGTACATAAGCAACTCGTTTAAAAAGCTGTCCAATTGGACTGACTGCGAAACGCTGGATGCAACAGTTAGGCTGTTTGAGCGTGATGGGCTAATAAAGTCACATAATCTTAGCCCTGCTGGCAACAAAAACATGCATCCTATATGTGAGTCTGAGATTGGCAAGAGAATAGACCACTGCAAAGGTAACCGTAAAGAAAATGGTGTAAGTCCGGAGAATAAAAACAGATGCGAGCACTCATAACTGGGATTTATGGACAGGACGCAAGATATTTGTCTGAGTTTCTTATTGAAAATGGCTATGAGGTCATAGGGACGCGCAGGGGAAACGAAAGGCTTGGAGTTGAAGCCGCGGGAGTAGAGGTTGTAAGTGGCGATGTTTCAGATCCGCTTCGGATGCATGAAATCGTCGAAGAATATATGCCTGACGATATTTATAATCTCGCGGCGGTTACTCATGTTGGCGACTCTTTTTCTGCAATTGCATCTGCATTCGCCATAAATGCGGTTGGCGCCGCAAACTGTTTGGCAGCTGCGGCGAAAGCCGGATGCAAGGTCTATCAAGCATCGACTTCAGAGCTTTTTGGGGCGACTCCACCGCCTCAATCAGAGATGAGTTTAATGCGCCCAAGAAGCCCTTACGCGTGCGCCAAGCTGGCGGCGTACTGGCTCACCAAGAACTACCGTGAGAGAGGCGTTTACGCGGCCCAGGGCATCCTTTTCAATCATGAGAGTCCACTTCGTGGAGATGGATTCGTAACTCAGAAGATTGTGAAGGCCGCCGTCAGGATCAAGCACGGGCTTCAAAGGAACCTGATTTTAGGAAATCTTAATGCCGAAAGGGATTGGGGACACGCAAAGGATTACGTCAGGGCAATGTGGATGATTATGCAACAACCATTTGCTGATGACTATGTTGTTGCAACTGGAGAAATGCGCTCTGTTCGCAACGTATGTGAGATCGTATTCTCTCATCTTGGGATGGATTATGAAGACTACGTGGTTGAATCTAACGAATTCAAGCGACCACTTGAAGTTGAGAGTTTGTGCGGAGACGCATCGAAAATCAGATCAATTGGATGGAAGCCAGAAATCAGTTTTGAAGAGATGATGGTTGAGATGTGTGAAGAGGCAGATTGGTCAATCAAACGGGATAAATATGACGTCTAATGGCACTTGGGGGGAAGAAGAGCGTGACGCAGCAATTCGAGTCATTGACTCCGGCATGGTCACGATGGGCGAGAAAACGAGAGAATTTGAGGAGGCCTACGCAAAATACGTAGGCACAAGATATTGTGTTGCAGTCAATAGCGGTAGTAGTGCAAATCTACTAATGGTGGCCGCTTGGACGCTTCGGTACGGTGCTGGAACGGTTGTTGTCCCGGCCGTTGGCTGGGCTACAAGTTACAGCCCATTTTTGCAATACGGATGGAATCTAAGATTTGTTGATGTAGATCTGGAAACTCTTAATTTCGACATCAAGCAATTGAGATTGGCTTGCAATGGAGCAGATTTAGTTCTTGCAATCAATCTTCTTGGCAACCCCAACGAATTTAGCGATATTCCAAAATGGGTTCCGATGCTTGAAGACAACTGCGAATCTATGGGCGCCTCCTACCACGGGAAAATGTGTGGTTCATTTGGCGTAATGGCATCTCATTCGACTTACTTTTCTCATCATATCTGCACCATTGAGGGCGGCATGGTGACCACGGATGATAAGTACTTCTATGAGATGCTTTTGTCACTCAGGTCGCATGGATGGACTCGGCACCTTCCAACAAACAATGTCTTCAATGAAAGTGTTGAGGCGTTCAGGTTTATTCTTCCTGGATATAACGTAAGGCCAACAGAGGTTCAGTGTGCAATTGGAATAGAGCAGTTAAAGAAATTGCCTGGATTTGTAGAGAGGCGTCGAGAAAATGCATCGCGCTTCCCAGTGCAAACGCAAAGAGAAATTGGAAATTCTTCGTGGTTTGGATTTGCTGTATTTGGAGGAGATCGAGATCGGTTTGCGTCATATCCTGGAACAAGGCCAATTGTTACTGGAAACTTCTTACGCCAGCCAGTTAT